CCGCATAACCTTTTGCAATCCAGCCTCTAAAAGTTGCAAGCTCTTCCTCCTCTTTTAAGCCGTGAATTTGTTTAATATAGTAGTTTAAAGGTCTCGGGATAATGTTGTCGGTATCCATTGCTTTAAGTGAACGGGCATTATTTGCTAAAGCTAAAAGATTACTATAAGCGGGATTTTTTAATTTTGCTTTTAATTCGTTTTTTTCGTTTAAATTAAGTTCGTTTTTCATAGAGTTATTTTTTAAGTTAAATTAATTAAGTGATTAAGTGAATCACTTTGTTAAACATATTATGAATCATTAAATTATTAAAGTCAAGCACTTATTTAATTTATTTTAAAGATTATTCAAAATGGGATAAGCTTAGAGTTTCAATGGTTAAAGAGGATATTAAGAAATAATAATAAAAAAAAGATTAAAAATAATTGAAAATAATTTGTGAATAAAATGAATTAGAAAATGATTAGATTAGAAGTTATTAAGAATATTATATGTTAAGAAAATGGTAAAAAATGATGTCAAGAGAAAAAAGGGGGTTGTATCAAAATAGAATAATAAGACTTATTAAAACATATATAATATAATAACTTGACAAAGTGAAATCATGTGGTAGGATACAAAAAAACAAAAAACAAAATAAATAAACTAAACTAAAAATAGTTTAGGGAAACAAAAGAAAAAAATAAAAAGCTCTTTCTTAATCTCACACAGTTTTCTTAAGGGTTCTAGGGATTTTCTTTTAAATCAATATATTTTTAGCATTATTATCATTAGCTATAAATTAAGTTTACATAATCTTTAAAGAAAGTTATTGACAAAAGATGATAAGATAATTAATTTAAAAATTATTGTGCTCGAAATAATTTAATTAAAAAAATATGTTAAAAAATAGTGTAAAATTCTCACAAGAAATATTTGATGAAATATGCGTTAGAATTGCCGAAGGTGAATCATTGAGGAAAATTTGTAAAGATGATAAGATGCCTAGTTTGGTGGCAGTTTGGAAATGGTTAAATAACAGTGAAGAGCTAGTTAAGCAATACACACGCGCACGAGAGGAACAAGCAGAAACCTTTGTTGATGAAATACTAGATATTGCCGATGATAATAAAGATGATACTTCTATTGATGAAAATGGAAAATTAATCATTAATCAAGAAGTAATCGCAAGAAGTCGCCTTAGAGTAGACTCAAGAAAATGGATCGCCTCAAAACTAAAGCCAAAAAGATTCGGCGATTATACTAAGATTCAAGCAGAAGTAAAAGACACAAGCTCTACAAGCTCGTGGCTTGGTGAAGTATTAAGCGAGATTGATAATAACAAATAATGTTGAATAATTCTATTGACGAAAAAAAAAGAAAGTTAGCTGAGCTATTGAGCAGTAAGTCTTGGCGAATGTCTAACTTGTATTTTTGTAAAGATGAGAATGGCAAAGAGTTTAAGTTTATATGCAATGAAGCACAAAGCGAGTTAATCAACGAAACGCACCCGCTCAACATTATCTTAAAAGCTCGACAGCTTGGTATCACAACATTCTACTGTATCAATTATCTTGATGATTGCCTTTTTAACTCAAATATAACCGCCGTATTGATTGGCGATGATTTAGAAGATGCTAAGAAGCTACTACGCGATAAAGTAAGATATGCTTACGATAGATTGCCACCTGAGATAAAAGAGCATAGAAAGCTACTAACTGATAGCACTGAGATAATGCGGTTTAGCAACGGGTCAAGCTATTCAGTCACCACCTCGGCAAGGTCTGGCACAGTTCAACGCTTACACATTACCGAATTCGGCAAGATATGCAGGAAGTCGCCTGAGAAAGCAGAAGAGATAATGAGCGGAAGTTTAAACACAGTGCATCAAGGTCAACAAATTGTAATCGAGTCAACGGCACAAGGAGCAAGCGGGCATTTCTTTAATCTATGTGATGTAGCTGAAAGAAAGATGCGTATGAAAGATGAATTGACGGCACTTGACTGGAAGTTTCATTTTTTCGGATGGTGGAAGGATAAGAAGTATTACATGGATGCGGATTACCATTTTAGTCTAAAACAAGATGATTATTTCTTAGAGCTGGAGGCTGAAGGAATTAAGCTAACAAGACAGCAACAAACTTGGTATTGTAAGAAGGAGGAAACTCAGGGCGAGTTGATGAAACAAGAGTTTCCAAGCAACTCAAAAGAAGCATTTCAAAAGGCTATTGTTGGGGCTTACTGGTCAAAGGAATTAATCAAAGCAGAGCAGGACGGAAGGATTGGGAAAGTAAGTATTGACCAATATTTGCCAGTTCATACGGCTTGGGATTTAGGCATTAATGACACAACTTGTATTTGGTTTTTTCAAAAGAAAGGCTTTGACTTCATGCTTGTTGACTACTATGAGATGAGCGAGGAACCATTACCGCATTACTTTAAGATTCTTAAAGATAGAGGCTATAACTACGGATACCATTTTGCACCGCATGACATTGCAAAGCGTAGTTATTATGATGGAAAGGACGGGCTAGAAATTGCAAGACAATTTGGTTTTAGATTTGAGAAAATAACAAGACCACAAAAAAAAATAGATTCAATCAACGAAGCACGAACAATTTTAAATCGATGCTGGTTCAGTCAAACAAAATGTGAATTAGGGATAAGTAGGTTGCGGGAGTATCGAAAGAAATTTAATGACAAATTGGGTTGTTTTATGGATCAACCATTACATGACATTAATTCAAATGGTGCGGATGCTTTCCAAACATTTTCGGCTTCATGTCATCAATTAGAAACATTTAGACAAGAGAATGATAATTACCAAGATGAATATGTTTTGGAAGAGTTTATGAACGCTTCAAATAGAAACGCAATCACAGGTTATTAAAAAGTGCTTGACAAATATTTTGATATAGTTAATTATATGCAATTATTAGATAATTATTAACATTAAACAAATTTTAAAATTGTTAATTCAAAAAGATTCTTACAATTCAAAGCTTGATTTTCAAACTATTTTGTCAACTGACAATCTAGCAAGCATATTATCCGAAGAAACTAAAACGCTTATAGCTAGTGAAGTCATGACTAGATATAACACTGACTTACAATCTCGTAGCGAAAAACAAAAAGTATTACAAGATTTAGTTAAATGCACTCTAGCTATTGGCGATAAGCGTTCATTTCCATTCGAAGGTTCATCTAATATAATGTTTCCTTTAATTTCTACAGCATGCGTTGATTTTTCCGCAAAATGTTATACCGAAATTTTTAAAGATGGTAATATTGTAAAAGCCAAAGTTATAGGCAATGATGATGGCGAAGTAATGAAAGACTTAGAAGGCAATGAGATGAGAAATGAAGATGGATCTGTTGCTATGCTAGATGAAACAGGTTTGCCAGCAATTCAAAATGTTGGTGCAAAACTTAAACGCGGTCAAAGAGTCGCAACAGTAATGAATTATCAGCTAAACGAAGAAATAGAGAATTACGAAAAAGACATGGACGCATTGTTTATGGGCTTAGCGACGCTTGGAATAATGTTTAAAAAGAATTATTATGACAATAATGACCAATGTATAAAATCAGATTTAATTTATCCTGATAAGCTTATAATTAATGATTTTGCCACATCTTTTGAAGCACCAATTACACAAATTATTGAAAAATACCCACAAGATGTTGTTTCGTCAATTCGTAGTGGTGATTACATTGATTTTGATTTTGACCCAAAAGCACAAGATAGTGCATCTTTTGATAATTCTTTAGATGCTAACGACGAAAAACAAACAAGTGATGAAGCATCAGCGGGTTTGGTTATTTTCTTAGAACAACACAATTATTTTGATTTAGATAATGATGGATACCCAGAGCCATATATTGCAGTAGTTCACAAAGCTACAAACAAATTAATAAAGTTAGTAAAAAGATTTAATGAAGAGGATGTTAAGTATAATAAAAAGCAAGAAATAATTAAAATTAAACCCATAAAATTTTTTACTGCATATAATTTTATTCCTTCACCCGATGGATCTTTTTATTCTATTGGTTTAGGACACTTATTATACAACATAAATTCTGCGATTAATTCAAATATTAATCAACTCAATGACGCTGGAACATTACAAAATACAGGTGGCGGGTTTATTGCTAAAACATTAAATATTTCTGGTGGCATGAAGCCCTTTAAATTATCAGAATGGAAAATGGTTGATTCTTATGGTGGAAGTATTCGTGATGCTATTGTTCCATTGCCACACGCTGAACCATCACAAACTTTATTTGTTTTAATGCAATTTTTAGTAAATGCAGGTAAAGAATTAGCTTCTTTAAGAGATGTATTGACTGGTGAAAATGCTGGAAATATTGCCGCTACGACCTATATGGGAATGGCAGAACAGGGACAAAAACAATTTAAGAGCGTATTCAAAAGAATCTATAATTCTTTAAAACAAGAAGTTAAGATATTTTACGAAATAAATTCAACTTATTTATCTCAAAAAAAATATTCTGAAATTTTAGATATTAAGTTAAATGAATCGCCAAATGTTAAAGAAGATTTTGATTTAAAAGGTTATGATATTGTTCCAGTCGTAAATCCTGAGAATGTCATTTCAATGCAAAAATTTGCAAAAGCACAATTTTTAATGAGCTTTATTAATTCGCCTTATGTTGATCAAATGTTGTTGCATAAAACAGTTTTTGAAATAGCTGGAGTTGAAAATTTTGATAAGTTTGTTATTCAACCACAACCTCAACCAAATCCTGCCGTTGAATTAACAATGGCACAAGAAGAAACTAAACGCATGCAAATGCAAGCTAATGTTCAAATTAAATCTGCCGAATTAGAGCTAGAGCAAATGAGACTACAAAAAGAATCGGCAAAAACTGATTCAGAAGTATTAGTTAATTATGCACAAGCGGGCAAATTAGTTAAAGACACTGAAATGGCAGAAACCAAAGAAAAATTAGACGTTTTGGATAACATGATTGATGCAGAATCAAGACAAAACGAAATGCAAGACCGCAAAGAAGATAGAAAATTTAAAGCGGCAGTAGAGCTAGCAAAGCTAGAGAATCAACAAGTTAAGGGAATTAAACCTGAAGCTATTGATAATAATATTAATCAAAATAATGAGTAAATTATGAGTCAAATAGAAATGAAAGAGTTAAAAGATTGGTTAAACGATCCAACAGCGTTAAAATTTAAGAAAATTTTATTAAATTCTCGTATTAAATTGTTAAACAGTATATCTCATGGATATATTGGACAAAATAATGCATTTAATAAAGACTTGATTCTTAGTTCACTTGGTGGTTGCGAAGCCTTAGAGCAAGTTTCTAATTATATTGGATTAAATGCTGAAGAAGATTTAGCAATTTTAATAAACCTTTTTCATGGAGATTCAAATGATTAATACTTCTGGTTACAGTGTTCCTGAATATAGAATTTTAATTTTGCCTGATGTAGTCGAAGAAAAAACTGCTGGTGGAATAATTATACCTGATTCATCAATAGATACTTTACAAGGAGCTAAAACTTTGGCAACTATTATTGATATTGGTGAAAAAGCTTTTGATCAAGGAACTGATAGAGAATGGAAAAATAAACCAAAAGTTGGTGATAAAATTTTAATTCCATCTTATGAAGGTTATAGATTAAGCAAAGATCAAACCAAAGATGGTAAAGAATA